TGAATACCACTTGCAGCATCAACGAGCTGAGAGACGGTTCCAGAAGGCTTCACACACGTGATTGCAGCAGACTGCTGAATACCCAAGGAAGCAGCCATGTTCTGGTTAACGGCTATAGCATGCTCACGGAGCTCTTCTAACCAGCGTTCTGAATCACAGCACTTACTCAGCAGGTGATGATCCATGATGCCGGTCATAGAGACACCAAGTAGGCGCTCTTCTTCCGTGTTCTTCTGCCATATTTTTCGTAGATACGGAAATGTGGTCAGGGTGGACTGAATGGTGCCTAAAATAGTGGCAATCTCTACCTTATTCTTAAGGCTATTCATGTCGTCACCTGCACGGATCACGACCTCTGTTAGGTTACAGAACTGATATGGGCGCAGGATGATCTCAGAGCACGGGTTCGTACCAAACTCAAAATGAGGATCACGACGCTCGTTCTTAGCGGCCTGTACCTGTGACGCTGAACGGCTGAAGATGCCACGCTCACCAGACTTGGACTCTACCAGAGCCAGCCATTCACGCATGAAGGTTTCCATGTCTGGTTTCTCTTCGTACGCTACCGAGTTGTTGGCTAGAGCACGCTGAGCATTGTCGTACCACCACGTACCGCTCTTGGCGTGGCGCATACGGTCATCACCCAAGTCAGATAGGGAGATCATGGCTGAGCGACGTACGCCACCCACAACAACGATCTGTCCTACCTTACACATGATGTCGTGGCACTCTAGGCTGGTCAGCTTACGGCCCGTTGCCTGACGGAAGGTTTCGATAGTGAAACGGAACAGGCTTACCAAGGGGTCTGGGCCAGAGGCACGACCACCAAAGGTCTTCAGACGAGCACCAGCCGGACGTACCTTAGATATATCCCACTTCGGTACTTCCCCAGACCACAGCAAAGCAAGGAGCTGGCGGAAGGACTTAGCCCAGCCCTCTTTGCTATCTTTGACCACGATGGTCGTATCTGAATCAAACATTTCATCCGGGACTTCAGGAAGCTTCTTCACAAACTTCTCTTCTACGGAGAAACCCACACCCGTGCCACAGAGCAGGATGAACATAGCCTCATCGAATGCTTTCGGATCGTCTACCGGCAAGTATGAGCAGTTGTAGCCTGCAGTGTTGTCACGTTCTAGGGCCTTACCTGCAGTCATCAGGGCTCGCATAGAAGGCATCACTTCAAACTTCAAAATAGCCTGACGGATACGCTCCAATAAATCCTCATTCAGGGTATGTCCCATGTGCTCACGTACAGACGTCTTCATGAAGTCTACGTAGCGGTCTACAGTCTCCGGCCAATCCTCTCGACGGCCTTCATTCGACAGCCAACGACTGTAGCGAGACTTGTAGATGAATTCCTCGTAATCACTTGGGAAGTATTGTTTGTTCATTGTTTGTTCTTCCAGAAAATAAAAAAAATAAACGACTATCGCTAACCTCAGCGAAGGGGGCTACTACCATGAAACCACGCAACCACAGCTCGTCGGGTGCCCCAGAGTACCGGCCAAGCAAAGTGTGGGAGGTGGGAAGGAAAGATGGTCATGGTGCCCTGCGTCTTGCTCATGCAACGACGATTGCCCTCAAGGCCACCACGGCTGTTGGTGTACACACTTGTACATCCGCCCCAGTAGTCTTTTGGATCAGAGAGCTGGATGACGGCCGTTAGCTTACGTGTAGCTACGCTATCGTCCCCATTGTCCGTGTGGGTGGCGTAGAAATGACCCATTCTATACGTCAGGAACTGCAGAGGCTCCTCGTACCCGTCCAGATTGAACTGAAAGGTCTTATTGTTCACTTCACGAACAGCCCTACTGATCACGTCTGATAACCATTTGTTGTGGAGGGCAGGATACATCCAGCGTACTTCACAATTGCGGGACTTACGCATTCGGACACTTTTGTCCGAAACCAATACAGTGCCTTCAATCATGTCCTCTTCTAGCGACTGTGTAATCGCTCGTTCACAGGCTTGCTGATCGAGTAGGGGTACGGTGAAGAATTGTTGAATATGCATCACTTACCTCCAAGACGTTCGATTTCCCACGTCAGGTACTTGATGGCCTTCTGCAGATCTTCAGTTGGGTCTTCAGTCTTCAGTCCCGCTCTCCAAATGTACTTCACTGCATTACCTAGGCAGAAAGACATGTGCTTGGTGATATCGATGCACTCCACTCCACTCGGATGTTGGCGGTAGTGTGATGGGGCATTGACCACATCTTCACTGATATCCGAGAACGAATAGGTTACGTCTGTCTTCTCAGTCACAGTGTGTGGGTCTACGCCCTCAAATGGGTAGGTGTGTGCACGGATGGTCATCAGTGGCTCCTATCTTTCTTAGGGTTGAATTTGGCTCTCTTAAAGTCGATGACCTTGTCATCTTTCTCAGATTCATCGAGTGAATCGAGGAGCCCTTCTTCAGGCTCAAACACGATGTCATCACCGGGCAGGGCACCGAACGTGATCTCATCAAAATCACTCACGCTACGAACGATCTGTCCTAGCTGCATAACCTGACCGATTTGTCCGGAGAGCAGTCCAAATAAACCTGCTGCACAGTCGAGTAGTACGTGGGCACCCTCTTCAGTGATGTCAGGGCCAAAGTTGGCACCCACGCTGAATGCAAGGTCACCATCTTCATCGGGAAATAGCTCGATTAATACGCCGTTGATTTCATCACTCACGAGGCCCGTCTCCAAGTATTGATTAAAGTCATGGATCGTCTTTTTGAGGACTCTCCAATCCACTCTTCCGGTATCTGTTTGTTGGCGTACAGGAAGCCATGCTTTTCACACCAATCCGCATAGGTAGTCTTGCTGCCCTTACGGAGCTTTCCGTTGCAGTTAGAGAACACGAAGCGTAGGTCTAAATGTGGGTACTGCTCTTTCAAGTAGAGGTGCTTCTTACGATCTTCGATAGTGAAGCGGCCCTTGCTCTCAATCACGATCCCATTAGGTAGGACGTAATCTGGCGTGTACTTATGAAAACTTTCTGGAACAGTGTACGGGATACGGAAGGGCTCGTAGTCGGCCTTTACCCCTAGCTGCTTCAGTTGTTTTGCAATGTCTCTTTCTATTCCTGATCGATACCCAGCCGTAATTGCTCTACGGCAGACGTTTGCATAAGCCATAGGCTAGTTGGATTCCTCGGTGGTTTTGTACTCAGTGTACCAGTAGTACTTCGGATTTTTTGCTTGGCTCATAGCTTGCGGTCTATGTACAGCTTCAGGCCAGCATTCTGCTACGTAAGAGCAAAATGAGCAGTTAGCTCCAAGTCTCTTATTCCCGGTTGGCTTACCACGGAAGTATTCATTGACTGGCTCGTAGCACCGCTCAAACGGAGCGTCTGTGTTGATCTTGTTGATGGTGTTGGTGACTTTAGAAGTAATCTCTTCCACCTCAGTCTGAGATGGGTTTGCCTCAACTACACGGACTTCTCCCGTGCTCTTGTTGACTACAATCCAACCGCCGGGCTCTTTGCCCAAACCATTAGCGTAGCCTAGGAGCTGGGCTGTGTAGCCAAAGGCATCATCCTTCACAAGACCATGCCACCCCTCCGACCACTTATTGTCGTAGGCCCACGGGGAGGCAGACTTAGTGTCGTAGACCTTGTCATCGATCTCAATATCGTCTTCACCATTGATTGTAGTGCCTGCGATATTGAACTCAGCCTGTGACTTACCGCCCGTGATATTCGCCCCACTCACACGCAGAATGACTTCCATGATGCATTCAACTGCATCACCCAGCATCATTCGTAGAATATGGTTGTAGGGCATCCGCGACCGTTCGGCTCCAGCCTTCTCCATCTGGAGTTGGCACAGAGGCCGACCGATGTTGGACATACGCAGACGGAATTCATTCTCACGCCCAGAAAGCTGCTTACGCAGTGCGTCCTTGAACATTTCCCCTGCGTCTTCAATCCACTGGTCGTCGTATTCGACCGGTTCATTGTTGGACAATAGGTCAAGGGTTCTGCGAATCTGCAACTCAAGGACTGATATGGACATGTGCTTTTCCGTCTACGCATCGTTGTTAAAAAGGGGGGGCACAGAGGCCCCCCAAGCCATCGCTGGAGGAGGTTACGCAGCGTCTTCGAGATCAGCGTCTAAATCAGCTTCAAGTGCTTCGAGTGCTTCTTCATCAATGAATTGTTCACGCATTGATTTCTGATAAGCGTTCTCGATCATATTGTTCTCATCTTCGATCATCTTGGCCATGTGGATCATGGTATCCAAAGTCTTCTGATCGAGAGGTACAGCGTCAGACAGTAACTGAGCATAGTTCCACACGTAGTAGTTCTCAGTGCCCTTACGCTTCTTTTCAACAGTAACGTCAGCCCAGTACTCATACAGGTTCTTACCCTGCGGAAGGGCCTTCACGTACTCATCTTCAAAGC